AAGAAAGCAGCAGCAAAGAAAACTTCCCCTTCAAAAAGGACTAAGTAATGTTAACTGATAAGCAAATTTTTTCACGTGTTGCATCTTTAAAAGACCGCAACCGTGACCGTGATGCTCGACATCAGAATGTATTACTGGTTCGTCAAGGTCAGATTGCTAGCGTATACCCTGAGTTTTTTCCAGAAGGTGTAGATGCAAACGTAGTTGCTAACTTTGTTGACATTGTAGCCCGTGACTTATCAGAGGTTATGGCTCCATTGCCAGCAGTTAACTGCTCAGTAGTTAGCCAAGTAAAGGACCGTGCTCGTAAAGCAGCAGACAACCGTACTCGTATTGCTGCTAACTATCTTTACAATTCTGATTTGCAAGTACAGATGTACACAGGAGCAGACTGGTACATTACATTTGGGTTTGTCCCGTTCATGATTGAACTGGACACTGAAGCAAAGTTGCCGCGTATTCGCGTAGAAAGTCCTGTCGGGGCGTATCCTGAGTTTGACCGCTACGGACGCTGCGTTGCTTTTGCTAAGCGTTACTCTATGCCACTGGCTGAATTGGTTTCTCAGTTCCCAGAGCATACTGACGCTTTGCTTGGTCGTGATGGTTATGACCAAGACATGAATGCTAGATTCGATATTATTCGTTACTACGACCAGTATCAATCTATCATCTACGTTCCAGACCGTCAGAACCTAGTTATCTCCCGTGCCAAGAATCCAATTGGCAAGATGATGGTGGTAGTCGCAAGACGACCAACCGTTGATGGTGAGATGCGTGGACAGTTTGATGATGTTCTCGGTATTCAGTTGCTTCGCAATCGTTTTGCATTACTTGCAATGGAAGCAACAGAGAAGGCCGTTCAGTCACCACTGATTGTTCCTGACGATGTGAACGAGTTCCAATTTGGTGGTGACGGAGTTATCCGCACTAAGAATCCAGCAGGTGTGCGCCGAGTTGAACTACCAGTATCTGGCTCATTGTTTAATGAGCAAGCAGTTCTACAGAATGAACTACGCACAGGTACACGCTATCCTGAATCACGTACTGGAAATGTTGATGCTTCAATCATTACTGGTCAAGGTGTTCAGGCACTTATGGGTGGATTTGATACACAGGTTAAATCAGCACAAGCCATCTTTGCATCTACATTAAAGACTGTAATTTCACTCTGCTTTGAAGTAGATGAGAAAATCTTTAACGAGCAGAAGTCTATTCGTGGTATTGATTCTGGTTCACCTTATGCAATTGAGTATCTACCGTCAAAGGATATTAAGGGAGACTACTCTGCTGATGTCCGTTATGGAATGTTGGCTGGTCTTAACCCAGCGCAGGGACTTATCTTTATGCTACAAGCCCTTGGCGGTAAATTAATTTCTAAGGACTTAGCACAGCGTGAATTGCCATTTGGAGTTAACGTAACTCAGGAGCAGGAAAAGATTGAAGTTGAGGAAATGCGCAATGCGCTTATCTCATCTCTTAATGCTTCAGCACAGGCAATTCCACAACTTATTGCAAATGGCGGCGACCCAACTACAATCGTTAAGAAGATTGCAGAGGTTATCCGTATGCGCCAGAAGGGCACTCAGATTGAGGACGCAATCAATGATGTGTTCGCTCCAGAATTACCACCTGCTGGGGAAGCATCTATGGTTGAGCAACCGTCCCCTGCTCCCGCCGCATCTCCAGCAGGTGGCGCTCAACCTCCACAAGGATTACAAAGTCTACTTTCCAGCCTAACAATGGGCGGAACAGCAAACGCTTCGGCACGAACCGTAACCCAAAGATAACTAGGTAGGGGACAATGACAACACTTGCTGCTTATCAAGGAGATGGTTGGTCTGTAATCGGCTGCGATTCTAGAGCATCTGATGAAGCAGGTCGTCCTATGACGATTGCTACACACAAGATTATTGAAAATAACGGATACCTCATTGCAGGTTCTGGTGCTAGTCGTGGTTCTAACATTTTGCAGTTTGGGTGGAAACCACCTAAGCCAACTAAGTTAGAAGACTTAGATTTGTTTATGACGCAAAAGTTTATCCCTACTATGCGTAAAACTTTTATTGATGCAGGTTATGATATGAAAGAAGACGGGGATGCTGCAGCGCAAGATTCAGATTTTATTATCAGCGTTAACGGAGTCCTTTATCCTGTATTTCAAGATTATTCTTGGGACCGTGATATTCGTGGTATCTACTATGGTGGCAATGGTGGCGATGTTGCTTTGGGTGTTATGGAGGCTTTGGATATTGATAAATCCAAAACACCCGAGCAAGCAGAAAAAATAATTCGTAAAGCAATTGAGATTGCTTGTGTGTGGGATATTTATACCAGCCCACCAATTATAACAAAGATTCAGTACGCAAAATGAGTGAGAGATTCAGGGAGAAAATAGAGCAAGCATTACAAGTTCTAATAGAAGAAGACCCTGAAGGGTATAACTTCATCTGCGCTAACTGGCTAATCATTACAGAATGGGCAGACTATGATGGAACTCGTTACTTGCATACGGAAGTATCAGAGGCAATGACACCCTGGAATGCCGAAGGCATGATGCGTTTGGCTAAGGAATACAATAAAGATTCCTTTGGTCAACCAGAAGAAGTAGAAGATGATTTGGAAGACGAAGGAGATGAATAATGGGAACAAAAGGACAACAGGGTGGCTATCAAGCGCCGTCTAACCCAGCACCAGTATCTTTGCCTGGCGCTCTTTCTCAGCGCACTGACGGGGGACCAACACAAGGTGCTAGATACATCTCAGGACTCCCATACGGACAAGGACAAGAAACCTACTCAAACCAAGTAGCAGCGCCTATGGCTGGTAATTCATACGACACTGACATGCCAGTAGAACTTATGGCTCCAACAATGCGTAAGACAGAACCAATCTCCTCTGGTATTGACATTGGTGATGGACCAGGAAGTTCATCATTAAAACTTCCTAACCAAGAGCCAAACATTCTTACAATTATGCAACGCCTTGCCGAAAATGACCCATCTGGAGATTCAGAACTTATTTATAATGCTCTATTACAACGAGGTATTTAATGGCACAAACCCTTAAGAACCTCAGTTCTGCTGTAGCAGAGATGAGTCCTAATCTATATAAGACTGCCATTGCTATCGGCATGACTGAAATAGATGCAAGACTTATTGACCAGCAGGCTCGTAGTTGGAAACTTGGCCAACAACTTCTTACCAAGTCAAAGGAAAAGGCTCGTAAAGAGTTTCTTGGTCTTGACCCAGATGTTCAAAAAAACATTTATGATTTGTTTTCTGATGAAGATGTTTTTAAGCCAGAACCAACTATCTTTCAAAAAGCATTTAATACAGTAACAAAACCAATTAAAGGTGCAATTACTATCTATGCAACTCCACTTGTTGCTGGTTTTAAACTAGCCGAAATCTGGAGTAAGGTTATTAATACTCCGTATCAAGCATTAACACAAAAATCACAGGGTGCTAATTTTTCAAAGCAACTTCTAACTGATGGTTATAACGGTACAAACTCATGGCGTTGGGATGAAGTAGCAAAGTATGAGGAAAAGTACGGCAAGGCTTTAGTAACTCTAGCCCGTGGTACTGCCGAAAAGAAGTCTCTTGGTAAGTCAATTGGTCTCTATGGAAACTTTGATGATGCCATTGGAGAAGCAATTCAATACGCTGGAGATAATCCAGAAAAGTTTCAAACTCTTGTAGATGAACTATCTCAGGATGCACAGGTATCTCCAGGTCGTGACCTTTCTCCACGTGTATCACAGATTATGCAGATTCAAGATAACTCCATTGGTTATAAAATGTGGAAGTTTCTTGGCGTAGACCTTAAAACTGAAAAGGGCGCACGCCAACTTGAAAAGGTAATGTCTGGTCCAGTAGATGGACTGTATCAAATCTTTGCTGACCCATTAACTTACACAGGTGTTGGTGCTGCTGCTAAAGCAGCCACTAGAGGTGTTGGTGGATACAAGGTTAGTTTTGGCGAGGCCTACAAGCGTTTTGGTGGATTCCAAACTAAAGGTCAAAGACTTGCTGCAAAGTATCAATTTATCTCAGAACGCGGTGGCGTTGAAGAAGGTATGGCTTGGGTCTTTACTGAGCCAAGCGTAAAAAAGTTATGGGATGAACAACTAGGCCCACGTATTAAGTCATTTGCAGAAGCAGAAGGTGCTTACGAAAAGGGTAAGATTCTTGAGTCAATGAAGTTTGACTTCCCAGAATGGTACAACACAGATACCGTTCGTACCCTTGCTAAGAATAAAACCTATGATGCTGAGTCTGCACGTAAGTTCTTTACTTATGTAGATGATACAAACATGATGCTTAATGGTACAGTTGATGGAATATCTTTCCAGCGCAATGCTATCCCATTTGCACGTAAGACAAGACTGCTTACATCTGCTGTGCACAAAACAGCATACGAAATCTTTAATCCAACAGCAGCAAGTAAGACTGGGGAACTATTAGCAAAGGCTGAGAAAGATAGCCTTGACCTAATTGAAACACTATCCCGCGTTGCTGATGATGATAATGTACTAGTCAATACTCGAATTATTGATGAACTTGAACTAGATAAAGACATTAATAAAGCACGTCAGATTCTATTCAAAATGGGTGAGGCCGCTAAGCGCTCACCAGGAATGATTATCTGGGGAGAAGATTCTGCTAAGACAGCCGATGCTATCCGTAGTACGGCAGCAGCAGTATTACCAAATGACATGGCAAATGCTGTAACTGTATGGCTTATTGACCAACCAGAAAATATTCAATTAACTGTAGTCCGTAATATGCAGTACGCTTTTATGAAGCGTCTAGGCATTTCAGATGATGATGCTATGAATGTTTTGGAAAAAACATACAACGATACATCTGGTTTACACGCTGCTCCTAATACTCCATTCCCTGAAGATTGGGCAGACCTACTACACCCATCAATTTATGAGACACAAAACAACATTCCATACTTAATTAACCGTGGAGTTGTTCAACCATCTCAACTTAAAAAGGGTATTGCACCGCTTCCATACGATGAACTGTATCGTTTATCTTCTTATGAGAAGGTTCGTAATCTTGCTAAGGGATTAGAGGGTAGCAAAGCAACCTATCCAGCCCGTGCTGCTGCAAACCTATTTGGTGGAGTAACACGCAGCAAGATGGCTAGTCGTTATAGCGATTGGTGGTCTGCTGGAACTCTTGCACCACGTCTTGGTATTCGTACCAATGTTGACGAGGGAATGATGTACTCACTTGTTAATGAGGCTGAATCTGTCTTTGCCCTTGGTGCTAGCAAATTAGACCAAGACCTTGCTGCAGTTACTGCAGTTACTGGTAGTCGTGCAGGTGTTGGTCCAGTAAAGGGTGGATTCTTTTGGCTTGCTAAGAAATTTGGTATTACTCGTTCTAATGGTAGACCCCTTGACCCACGTGATGCTATTCCAGCCCCAGAGCGTGAAGCAATTAAACTTCAAATCAAAGAGGCTTTAGAAAAAAAACTTGGAATAGATGTTCCACTTGCGGAGATTTCCAACATGGAAATCCGTGAGGCACTTATTTCAGTAGCAGAGGATATCTATCCAACCGTTGTCGGAACAGAGTCTTGGAACAATCTTAAGAAGGTTATGCGTCATCAACCAAACTTCGGTGGTGCGGTAATTAACTCTATGTCTGCTAAGTCTATTCTTGGCGGTAAAATTACTCCAGATTATTTTGAGTCAACCTTTGGACTAGATGCTTTTAGTCTATTCCTAAAGGAACACGGTGCAGAACTAGGTAAAAAGTGGACACCACGTGAGGTTCAGAAGTTATCTGAGACTGAAGTTGGCGTTATTATGTGGCGTAACTTTAACCTTCGTTTTGGATTTAACGAATATAAGATTGTAGAAGGACGTTATTTTAGTCCCGTATCTGCATTCTTCAGACACAATGCATTAAAGACAAGAAATGACTTTGAGATGGCCCGCAAGGACATCCTAAAGCAAATGGAAGTCTACTATGATGATGCAACTGGTATCTGGGTAAGTGATAAAGCAGACATAACAGAGGCTGCACTACGTCCATTCTCTCAGGTTATTGCACTTCGTCAAAAGGGTTATGGCGATGCAGAGATTGCTCGTATGTTGGTTGACGACATGTTGGCTGATATGCGGTTTGCATTCCACGGAAGTGCTAATTTAAGTTCTTACAATAAGAAACTTTTTGATTTAATTGCCAGCAAAGAAAAAGAAATCATTAAGGTAGAAGATGCTCTTAATCGTGGCTATCAAGGCACATGGTCAAAGGCTGTAGCAAGTTTAACCCATAAAGAGTTTGATGAGGCTACAGTTGGATACCGTCCAATTACAGATTATGTCAACTCTGACATTCTTATTAATGGTAAATCAATTGACCTTGATGGACTAAAGGAAGTACAAACCTTTGGTGAAATGATGGATAAGTTTCCTAACGCAATTATGGAACTTATGGACCATCAGGTTACAGGTTTCTTCCGTCTTCCAGCATTAAAGGTTGGTATTGACAAGGCATTTAGACAACTAAAGCCATACGAAGCAATGCTAGTAAAGCGTCATAAAGACGCAATGCTTGAAAGCGACCCATTTATGGATGTTGCTGTAGCAACAAAGCGAGCAGAACTGCTAGCGGAAAAGCAAATATCTGAGATTGCAGTCAAGCAGGCATCAAATGCCGTACTTGAGTATGTTGATAATCCAAATATTCGTTCTTCCTTTGCTATTTCTATCCGCCACTTGGGCCGATTTATTAGAGCAACAGAAGATTTCCAGCGCCGTATGTTTCGTATGTACACAAAGAATCCATTGCGTGCTTTGTATCGTATGCGTTTGCTACACATGGGTCTAGAATCTATTGGTTCTGTCTATACAGATGAAAAGGGAGATGAGTACGTCATCTTCCCAACAGATGTCATTATCAATAATGCTATCAATCCAGTACTTGCTAAACTAACTGGCAATGAATACCTAAAGATTCCTACAGCCACACAGTTTGCAATTAAATGGAGACTAGTTAACCCATCTTTTGCTCCTGATGCTGGTGCTCCAGCGTTTGCTGGACCACAGGCTGGTATTGCTATTCTAACCGCTAAGGCTTTCTTGCGTGAATTGCCACTAGTTCCATTCAGAGACAAACTATCTCCATACACAAACTGGGCTGCTGACCAACTAGATACATTTGCCATGGGTCACATTGGTAAGAATACAGATTTAGGTGAAGCAATTAAGATTGCATTACCTATGTTTGGTGCTGGATTAGCGGGGGCTTTTACCCCGCAAGAATCAAGCCGTATTAAGACCAGTGCGGTACTACAGGCAATTGCTTATCATCAAGCGTATGGTTATACACTTCCAGATAATGCTACAACTCAAGAAAGAAAAGAGTACATACGTGCTCTCAAAATAAGTGCTAATAGCATTATTGGTTCACAGTTTATTTTGGGTAACTTAAATCCTGCATACCCTACACTTAAGGATAGTGCTGGATTACCAGACTTTATTAAGCAAACTGGTATTAGTAGTTTTAAGTCTTCGTTCTGGGATATCTATGATGGCATTCTAAAGAATGCTGGGCCAGATGTAACAGACCCATTTGGACTAGCGTTGGCAACCTTTACGGGACAGAATCCTAATAAGTTGGCCTACATTATTCCACGTAACACAAAGGCAATGCAGGTCTTTATTAATAAGACAAACAATCTAAAGTCTTGGGTTCAGAAGAACCGTGATTTTGTAGATACTTACAAGGAAATTGGTTACATCTTTGCACCAAAGGTCGGAGAATATAATCCAGATATCTACACATTTATGGAAGCAGAAGACCTTGTTAATGAGATTGAATTACTAGATTATCTAGAGAAGGTTCAGACTGCTGCTGACAAGGAAGAATACTTTGCCTATGTTAAGAAGGAAAAGGAAGACCTTGCTCAGGTAGCCGATTATGGTGCACGTAAGGCTGTTATCGCAGCAGCCGAACGCAATAGACAACTATTGATGTATTCAAACCCAGCACTAGAAGAAGCAATTAATAATCCAGATAATCGTGGTACATTAAAGAAGCAACTTAATACTTTGGCAGATGCAGTTAATACACCTAAGTCACCTATTGCTAAGGATACTCGTGCATCAATGCAGTTGGCTATCCAAAAGATTCGTTCCTTTATTGACTTCAATGAGAACCCAATTGCAAAGAATGGCTACATGTATCAGGAGCAGAAGTCTGCTTCTAAGCAAGAAATTGCAGAACTATTGTTTGAACTATCACGTTCTAACATGGAGTTCCGTGAAGCAAACCGTTTAATCTTTACACCAATCCTTAACTCATACGCCCGTAATGTCGTGGGCGCATCACCAGAAAGGTAATATAGTGGCTGAACCTACATACTCATCTGCTGATGCAGCCAGAATTGCAGCCGAAAAGTCAAGTGCGGCTAAGGCCGCTGCTTCTGCTCAGGCAAACGCTAAAAGAGAAGAAATAAAGAACTTTCTTAATGCAGCATTTGGTCCTAATGGAAGATTAAAGGTTGGTTTTGACCAGTATGGAAACCTTCAACTTCAACAACAAATTATGGACAATACTGGTAAACCAACTAGTGAGTTCCAGATAGTTTATTTCTGGCCTGCTGCAAATGTAGGCGATTCAGAGATTCTAAATGCTAGCGAAGTAGTTGCTAAGGTTAAGAGTTCTTATGGAAAGAACCAAGAGTCTCTACGTAAGATGCTTTATGAGCGTGGCTTTATGGGTGAAAAGGACTATGTAACCCGTTCAGAGTCAGCACTCAATGGCGCTATCTTAAAGTCAGCCAATGAGCATAGCGTTGAGAATGTTCAGAAGTTTACAGTTAGTGGAGAAACTAACTTTAATGCTTATGGTTCATGGCTATCTGGCAAGACTGCATATAGCGGTGGCGGTAGTAATATAGATACCGAAAAGGTAGCAACCTCACGAGGTGAAGCGGACCAAGATATTAACGAGTTTTTCGTCAGCATGCTGGGCCGCGATGCTACAGAGGATGAAAAGAACAAGTACTTTAATGCAGTTCAGTTGGCTGAAAAGAACGCACAGCGTAAGTCTAAGGTTAGTGGTTCTACTGTAACAGTAACTGATACTCGTTTAACAGAAGAAGATTATGCCCGTATCAAAGCAGACATCTTAAAGCCATCTGTTTTAGGTACTCCTCTGGAGAAGATTACAGAAGGCAATGGAACTATTGCTCAGGCAGTTACAACTCTTAAGCAGTATGCAGCAGACTTTGGTATTAATAGAACGTCAAAAGAATTACTAGATGATGTTCTTGAAGGTATGAAGGTTGGCGGAGTATTAACTGATGGAAATCTTGACCAACAAAAGCAGCGTATCCGCACATTAGCAAAGGCTCGATACACAAACATTGCTAACCTTCTTGATGAAGGTGTAAAAGTATCTGACATTGCCAACCAGTTTGCTTACTATAAGGGTAAAGTTCTTGGTATTGCAGACAATGCAGTAAGTATCTTTGATGAAGATATTCAAATGGCATTAGATAATAAAGATGCTTCAGGCAAATCACAGGGTGGTGTTATGAGTTTAACTGACTATAAGAAGTTATTACGGACAAATCCTAAGACTAAACCGCTATGGCTTAAGACACCAGAAGCCCGTGAAGAAGCATCGAGTTACGCTTCTAATATTCTACGTATGTTTGGATTGATGGCATAATGGCGCGTTTAGATAGGATGATTGCAGATGGTGGTGGTTATACACCAACACCTATTGTTGATGAACAGACTAAGGCTGCTGGTATGCGTGCAGCGACTGCTGCTATTCCTGCTGCCCAAAAGGCAATTGCCAAAACTCCAGATGAATTATTAATTGATAGAATTAATGCACAGATTACAAAAACGCAGACAAGTGTATCTAATCTAGAAAAAATTTCTACAGAACTTGGTGCATTAAATCCAAGTGCAATGACTAAGGCAAGTGGTGAAACTAATTCTCAGTTTAATGCCCGTGTTAAGGCAGCAGAGGCATTAGCACGTCAAAATGCAATGGCTGAAAATCCACTTCTTAATAAAGCGGTTAAGCCAACTGATGCTCCTGCTGGAAAGTATTATGCTTGGATTGGCGGAACTGATACTGGTCAATGGCAACTTTATGATATTCCAGGTTATGCTGGTTCTTCTACTGCAGTTGCTTCAACAGATACTTCTTCAACATTAACTAACAATAATAACCCATCTCCTACTGCAAAATTAGTATCTACTGAAACAGATGCTTATGGAAATGTTATTGGTATTTATTCTGATGGCACAACAAAAACTCTTATTCAATCTGGCAATAAGTACAAATCAACAGTAGATGTAGATGCTTATACCTTGCTTGAAAGTACATTTAGAGACTTTGGGTTAGAAGAACTTGTTCCAGAAATCAAGCGATTTATGGAAGAGGGCATTGGTGACGCACAGGCTGGTGTAGAACTTCGCAAGACTACTGCATACCTTAACCGTTTTCGTGGCAATGAGATTCGCCGTGCTGCTGGACTGAATGTAATATCAGAGGCAACATACCTAGAACTAGAAAACTCATACAATGAAACACTTCGTGCTTATGGCCAACAGGGTTTCTTTGGAACAGACCGCAAAAAAGCACAGTCTAAGATGGCCGATATTATTGGTAATGACATTTCTGCCACAGAGTTTAAAGATAGAGTTGATGCAGTAGTAACACGAGTTAATAACTCTGACCCTACAATTAAATCAACTCTAAGAACATTCTACAATATTGGTGACGAAGATTTAATTGCATACTTCCTTAGCCCTAAAGAAACTTTACCTAAGTTGCAAGAAAAGGTTGCAGCCGCTGAGATTGGTTCTGAAGCACTTAAGCAGAATCTACTAACAGATGTAGCCAGTGCTACAGCCCTTGCTCGTATGGGTATTACTAAGAGTCAAGCACGTGAAGGTTATCAAGCAATTAGTGATGTACTTCCTACAACTACAAAACTTAGCCAGATTTATGGTGAAGAAGGTATTAACTACACACAGAAAACAGCAGAAGAAGAAGTCTTTGGACAACTTGAATCTGCTAAACGTAAGCGCTTAAGACTTGCTGAAAAAGAAGTCGGTACATTTAGTGGTTCATCTGGTATAGGCCGTGGAGCACTAGGCGGAAGTACTAGCGGCATAATCTAAGTTCCCTAGACGGACCAACCAGCCCCGTCAGGCGTAAAAGTCTGGTAGCAGAAGCCAACCAAGTATCCCCTTATCTGGTTGTGGTCTGCGACAACTACTAACGAAGGGTGATGTTGCATGAGCAACGAACAATACTGGGAAGAAGACAATCTGGAGAACGAGTTAAATCGTTCCAACTTAAATGAGGATGCAGGTATCGCTAACCTACGCAAAGCCAAGAGAGCAGATGAAAAGCGCATCAAGGAACTTGAAGAACAACTAGCGAAGTTCTCTCGTGAATCTAATGAGCGCACTGTCCGAGAAATCCTAGAATCAAAGGGAGTAAACACAAAGGCTGCCCGTCTTGTCCTTAAGGACTTAGACACTATCAATGAAGACGCAGTATCTAATTGGCTCATTGAAAATGGTGACTTAATTGGGTATACGCCTGGTGAGCAGAAGGTTGATACAGAAAACTTGCGTGCTTTACAGCAACAGGATTCTGCTACTCAATTGGCTGATACTCCCGCCTATTCTGAAGACTTAGAGCGAGCACTTGCTAACGCTACTTCTGAAGAAGAGATTATGGCAATTATCAAATCACTCGCTTAATTCGTAAGCGACTAAACCAGAAAGGTAGGACATAGCCAAATGGCAGATGTCTTTACAACCACATCCTCTGGGTTAGGAAGCAACCTTGTAACATTAGCCTACGATAAACTTATCGAGACTAATCTTCGCATCCTTCCAAAGTTCCGTGAAATTGCGGACAAGAAGGTGGGTTCACTAACTCATAACGGTTCTTCAATCCGTTTCCAATTTAACACAGATATCGCTGATACTACAGTGGCTGGTGCAACTCTTTCAGAGACAACAGACCCAGACTCAGTAGCACTACCAGCAACAACATACATTGATGTTGCACAACTAGAACTTGGTCGCTCAGTACTTCCAGTTAAGAAGATTAACTTGATGTCACTTGCGAACATTGACCCATGGGTTGCTAACGCAGTTGGCTACAACATGACAAAGACACTTGACGCAGCAGTAGTTGCTAAGTTGGATGCAGGCGCAAACATTGTGCGTGTATCTGGCGGAACAGGTGCAGTATCTAACGTTTATGAAGGCGTTGGAACAGTTGCTGCTAAGACAGCAATTCAGGCTGCAGACACAATTAAGTCTGCTGCTATCCGCACTGCAGTTACAAAGATGCGTTCTGCTGGAGTTCAGACAAAGGCTGCTGGAATGTTTGTTGCATACATTCACCCAGAAGTATCTAATGACCTACGCACAGAAACTGGTAACAACGTATGGCGTACACCACACGACTACCAGAACGCTGCACCACTATTTGGTGGAGAACTAGGTTCATGGGAAGGCGTTCGCTTCATTGAGACAGCAAACGCAACTAACTCACAGGCAGGTTCAGGCGCAGGCGGTTCTCAGACACGTGTGTACCACACATACGTAACAGGTGCACAGGCACTTGCTGAGGCAGTCTGGAAGGAACCAGGCATGGAAATCGGAGTGGTCCAGGACCGCTTCAACCGTTTCAACCCAGTCGGTTGGTACGGAATCATCAACTGGTCTCTATACCGTACACCAGCATTGGTTCGTATCGAGTCAGCGGCATCAGGCCGTCCAAACGCATAACAATAGTTATACGGGTAGGCAGGGGCTTTGTCCCTGCCTATCAGTAAACCTATTGGAGGAATAATGGCTTACATATTTAGAACACCAACAATTCTTGAAGAAATGGATGGCGAATACCATCCACTATTTTCTAGGATTAAGATTCAAAAAGGAATCACAGTTCTTAAGAATGGCTCTGTCTATACAGAGACACGTTATCCATCCTCTGAGGAATGGGTTGCAGCAGATATTGCCTACCTTGGTGGCATTGACTACGAGGTAAGTGCAGCAGAGAAGGCAGACCTTGAGGCTGCTGGTTACACAGTGGAGACGGTATGAGACACAGATTAGACCATCCAGAAGATGTGGAAGGTTGCTTTGGTTGCAAAGTATTAGGACTACAACTTAGTCCAGGAGATGCAACATCAAGTAAGTCTATGAGTAATAAAAAATGGGACGCAGAATTGAATGCCTATCGCTCTGCTAGAGACCAAGGTATTCAACCAGAAGGTACAAGTATGGCTGCTATACAGCGTGCTGTTAAAGCCTCTGAGGTAATGGGCAAAGCATATGATGCAAACACTATGACTAGTGCTAACTATATTAACAAACAATCTGCAACAACACTTAAGGAAGCAGGAGCAATCTAATGTCAGTAAAAGGCGAGAAATACACATCTATGAAGGCTATGAAGAAGCATGAAAAGATGGAAGGTCCTAAGCAGCGTATGATGGAGTACGGCCCAAAGAAGGCTGCAAAGAAGGCTGCTAAGAAGAAGATGGCTAAGAAGGCTATGCCAAAGGGTAAAGGATTGTTTGGAGCAAAGTACTAATGGCAGCAAAGAAACCAGCAGTAAAGAAGCCAGTAACACCACGCACACCATCAACTGGTGTTCGCAAGCCAATGGCATCATCTGCACCAACACGTAAGTCTGGTGTTGCTGTTGTTATGCCAAATGGCAGCACAGTTGGTATTAGAGATATTGGCAAAGTAAAGCCAACTCCTAAACCAAAGCCTATGCCTAGCCAGTCTCAGTGGAGCAGCAAAGAGTATGACGCAATTTTAAAGAAGGCTCAGAAGAATGCGAGAAAGAAGTAATGAAGAAGCATCCAGGATTCAAGGCTGTTCAAAAGAAGATTGCCTCACGACAGGGTGTATCTATGGAGAGTGCGGGAGCAATCCTTGCCAGTTCTGCACGCAAGGCCAGCAAGAAAGCAGTTGCTGCTAACCCACGCTTAAAGCGTGTAACAGGAGTTAAGAAGGGTAAGTAAGTGAGCAAAACCTCTAAGCACTACCTTAGCAACGGTAAAGAGTATAAAGGTCCTATTCATAAGATGAATGGACAGATACATACTGGCGCTACTCATACTGCATCAAGCAAGGTTCTTACACATACAAAACCTAAAGCAAAGAAAAAGTAAAGTAATGCCAATTAGAAAACCAGGCAGATGTTACTTATGTGGAAAAGCACATAATAAGTGTAAGTGTTAGAAAGGGTAAACAATGGCATACACTAAAGCAGGTTTACGTGAACGTTTAAAGAATCAGATTATGGCTGGTTCTAAGGGTGGTAATCCTGGTCAGTGGTCTGCCCGTAAGGCTCAGTTACTAGCACAGGCTTATAAGAAAGCAGGCGGTGGCTACTCAGGTAGCAAGACTGCCAAGCAGAAGTCACTGTCTAAGTGGACTAAAGAAGAATGGGGTACTAAATCTGGCAAGCCTAGCACTCAAGGTGCTAAGGCTACTGGTGAAAGATACCTACCTAAGAAAGCCCGTGCAGCATTGAGTACTTCAGAGTATGCAAGAACCTCTGCTGCAAAGCGTGAAGGTATGCGCAAGGGACAGCAGTTTGTAAGACAACCTAAAACTATTGCAAAGAAGACGGCTAAGTATAGATAACTATGTGCAAACATATTTATCAAAATACTGGCCAAAAGTTTTGCCCAGATTGCAAACAGCCCACAAAAGAAGTGGACTGGAAGTATCAAAACAAATTACATAAAGACTGGATTGCTAGCGGTAAAGCAGTTCGACAAGGATGGAGCAGTATATGAAGAAGGATTCCAGATTAGTACGTGCTGGTGTATCTGGCTTTAACAAGCCTAAGCGTACACCTAACCATCCTAAGAAATCACACGTAGTTGTGGCTAAAGAAGGAACTCAGATTAAGACTATCCGTTTTGGTCAGCAGGGTGTATCTGGTTCTCCAAAGAAGGCTGGCGAGTCTGCTGCTTATGCAGCAAGGCGTAAATCTTTTAAAGCAAGACATGCTAAGAATATTGCCAAAGGTAAACTAAGCGCAGCCTACTGGGCAGATAAGGTGAAGTGGTAGATACTATGAGTGCTTCTTATAATATTGTCTGTGAACAAGGTGCTACATTTAACTTTGTCTTTACGATTAAGAATGATGAAACCCCTTGGAACTTAACTAACTACACAGCAACCATGACGGTTCGTCCGTTTATCGGAGCATCTACTACAGTTGTAGTGGCTACAACAAGTAACTACATTACACTTGGTGGGGCTACTGGCAAAGTAACTGTTAATATCCCAGCAAGTATTACAACTGATTTTGATGCATCAAGTCATGACTATGATTTAATTCTAGACTCAGGCACAGAAGTTACACGTATTCTTGAAGGTAAATTTATTGTAACACCAGGAGTGAGCGTATGAGCGATACAATTATTGTTATAGAATCAATCACACCTAACATTGCTGTAAGTCTCTCAAATGATGCTGGTCCACAAGGAACTCCTGGAGCAGTTGGTGCGACAGGGGCAACTGGACCTACAGGTGCAACAGGCCCTGCAGGAGATATTGGTCCATTAGGTCCACAAGGTGCTACAGGACCAACAGGACCGACAGGTCCACAAGGTGCTACAGGACCAACAGGTCCGCAAGGTGCTAATTCTACTGTACCAGGTCCTACGGGACCTACAGGTCCAACAGGTCCACAAGGTACTACAGGTGCTACTGGTGCGACAGGGGCCCAAGGACCGACAGGTGCGACAGGTGCTACTGGTGCCACGGGTGCACAAGGTCCTACAGGACCACAAGGAGCAACAGGTTCAGCAGGTACTAATGGTTCTCAAGGACCTACAGGTCCAACAGGACCTACAGGAGCACAAGGTATCCAAGGTACTACTGGTGCAACTGGACCAACTGGTCCAACAGGGCTACAAGGAGCAACAGGTGCCACAGGTGCTACTGGTCCAACAGGACCTGCTGGTTCAAATGGCGTCACACAAATTGTTGCAGGTAGCAATATTACTATTAGCCCTACTGGTGGAACTGGTACGGTTACTATTAATTCGTCAGGTGGTGGAGCATCAGGTGACTCAGACCAAACAATTCTTCCAGTTCAGATATTTAGTTAAGGAGCAATAATGGCAACTTTTACAAAAACATTACTCAGTGGCTCAACACAGGGTCAGCCAATTACCGTTGTCGCTACTGCTTCGACTGGTACAACTATCCACGCAACAGGTACTTCATCATCTACTATTGACGAAGTGTGGTTGTATGCAAACAACACATCAACCTCACCTGTTCTATTGACAGTTCAGTTTGGCGGTACTGGTTCAGTTCAGCACGCAAAACCAATCACCCTTGCACCACAGTCAGGTGATGTTCTTATCGTGGCTGGTTTGCCATTGACAGGAACAGGTTCTGCTGCAAATACTATTTACGCTTTTGCTGGTACTGCATCTGTTATTACAATTTCAGGATACATCAACAGGATTTCTTAATGACAAGTCCAAATCGTAGAGGACAATCTGCTGGTCCAGTATCAGGCAGCGTTCGCGGTGATGATGACACGCCATTTACTCAAACATCTTTTTTGAACCCGTATGGATTGACATTGCGCCAAACAATTCAATCATCAGGTTCAGTAACTATTCCTGCTGGTATCACTTGGGTTTATGCGATTGTTGTCGGCGCAGGTGGTGGTATTGCTTCAACTAGTTATCGTGGTGGTGGCGGCGGTGGTGTTGCTTGGGGTTGGACTTTAGCAAACTCAACTTGCATTATTGGTGCTGGCAGTGCAGGAAATTCAGGCGGTTATTCTCGTTATGGTCATATCATTGCAGGTGGCGGTGCAGCAGGAAACTCAAATGGTGTTTTAGGTAGTGGTGGCGGTGGTAATGCTTCAGGTTCAACAAATTATTATGGTATTCCAGGCGGTTCAAGTATTATTGGCGCTGGTGGAGCAGGTGGCTTAGATTCGGCAACAGCCTCTGAAAATGGTTACAACGGAATTTCAGGTGGTGGCGCAGGTAGAGCAACAAACACAACTGGAACAGTTACTGCTGGTAATGGTGGTTCAGGTTTAGTTGGCGGCGGTGGTGGTGGCGTTAACAGCAGTTCAGGTTCTCGTACTGGCGGTAATGGCGGCAACGGTATCGGCATTGATGGAACTATTTACACAGGCGGTACTGGAACTAGCGGAACAAACTCTAACGGTGCTGGTGGTGGCGGTGCTGGTATAGCAGGTAATGGTTCTAACGCATCAGGAACTACTGGTGGCGCTGGTGGCTTAGGTGGTGGTGGCGGCGGTGGTGGTGCTTCAGGAAATTCATCAGGCGGCGCAGGAATACTTTACATTTTTTATTAGGAGCAAACAGTGAGCAATCCAGTACGCAAAGGGCAGGCAAGCAATCCTGTTTCAACAGGTATGCAGAGTGGCTCAGCCACGCCTTTTGCTAACACTTCATTCATTGCACCTAATGGGTTACAACTTCGCCAAACGATTACTTCAAGTGGTTCAGTAACAATTCCTTCAGGTATCACTTGGGTATATGCGATTGTTGTTGGTGGCGGTTCTGGTGCATTTTTTAGTTATGGCGGAAGCGGTGGTGAAGTTGTTTGGGGTTGGACACTTGCTCAAAACACTTGCATTGTTGGAGCAGGAGTAAATGGTGGCTCTAGTGGTGGTTATACTCGCTATGGACATATTATTGCTAAAGGTGGTGCTCTTACTTCATTGACTCATTATTACGGCATACCAGCAGGAACAACAGTTGGCGATGTATCTTCTCCTGGAGTAACTGCACGCAGTGGCGGTCCTGGTGCTAATGCTGGTAGCGGTG